TCGATTTTGATTCCGGCGATGAATACATGCAGGAGCCGCCAGCAGACGGCAACCAGGAGCACAGGTACATAGTTTCGTTTGATATGCTTGTCCATTACAAGGAGCCTTAAACATGGCAGCGTTGACAGTTGCAGATACCGGACTCGGAGCGACGATTTCGGGTACGAGTCTTATCACTACCCAAGTGGTTTCTATCGGCGAAATGACCATCTCGGTCGATTCGCTCGACATTTCAAGCCTTGACACAACGGGATTCGAGGCCCTTCGACCTTCGGACCTTCGGAAGAATCCAGAGGTTGATATTGTTTTCAATTGGCTCGGAGCAGCGATTCCATTCGCGGCAACGATGATTCCAACCTCGGAGCCTTACGCGGGAACCTCCGTTACGATCACTCTACCGGGGGCCGGATCCTTTCAGGGGACGGCTTTCGTGAAGGAAGTCAAGACGCCAAAGCTCGCCAAGGGAGAAGTCATGAAGGGCAGCTACAAACTGCAATTCGACGGCGCGACCGATATCACTTTCACCCCTGCCTAAGGAATGATCGAAGATGGTTTTTGAATTGAATCGCCAGCGCGGAATATCGTTGGCTACCGGGATCGAGCGGGATTTGAATCAGTGCCAGATCCGCGTTAGCGGTAAGCTAGTTGGCTATTTGCCATTCGGCGAAACGCCGCAAATTCAAGCGATATTTGAATTTCCGCATGATGCCCTGACGGCTGACGAAATCGCATCGCTCGAAATGCAACTCGAAGCAATCCAAGGCCACCCGGCCAAGGTGCTTGGGCCCGAGCAAGTTTCGCGTACATTCGTGAAGGCAGCACTCGAAGCAATCGCACAAGCGAAGGACGAAGAGGACGATGAGTAACCAAGACGATTTCCTTGCACTGGCAAAGCGTGATTTAGCCGTCGAGCCGGTCACGGTCAAGGGCAAGCAATACTTCATCCATGAGCTATCCGAATCGGATGCGGCGAACATGGAAGTCGAATTGCAAACCAAAAAAGGCTATGACTGGACGGCACATCGTCGGGTGATGGTTGCCTACTGCCTTCGAGACGAATCGGGGCAGCGGGTAGTCACGGACCCTAACGTACTGCGAGACCTTCCCAGGTCGGTTGTTGGGCCTCTTTACGATCAGTGCCTAGAGATCAACAAGTACGACCAAGGCGAAATCGAGGCCCTTGCAAAAAAATCAGAAAGAGCCGACGCCTGAAAATAGCGTTTAGGCTCTGCCTGAAATGGGGAATCCAGGATCCGGCGGCGTGGATGCAGAGTCTACCTGCCGGGGCTCTTAATCAATGGATGGCGTGGGACATGGTAGAACCGATGGGGGAACGCTGGATGCAGACTGCGAAGCTCTTGGAAGCCCTCTATTTGCCCCTTTACGCACGCGGCGACGAAGAACCGCCAGACGCATCGGATTTCATGCCGGATCGATTCTACAGGCCCAAGGTTAGCGCAGCGTCGATTCTCAAGCAATCGGCTCAGTCGTGTAAGGCGATGGCGAACCAAGTTAAATCCATGTTCGGATTCGGAGGTAAGTAGATGGCTCAGACTATCAACGTAGCGAACATCCGAATCGGTATGAATGCCGACGGCGGCGAATTCACCCGAACGGAATTGCGAGCCATGACTGCTATCCTAAAGCAGTCCGAGCCACCGCTTGATAAGTTTCGGGCTCAAATGGCATCGTTTGAGAAGGGGCTACGCGAAGGCGCGATAACCATACAGCAATTCGTCCAGGCCGAGAACCATTTAATCGCCAAGTACGGTATCGCGACCCAACAGACTGAGCAACAAACGGCAGCGACCAAGCGACTAGCCCAAGCGACGCAAGACGCATCGAGGACCGTTGATGCTCAAGCAATTTCAATGCGATCGCTCCAAATGATTGCAAGCCAATACATCGGCGTCGCGGCAGGGTTTCAGGCGATTAAGAAATCCGTTTTGCTTGCGACGGAACTTGAGAATAACGCGATCGCTTTCGAGGTTATGACGGGATCGGCATCCAGGGCCAATACCCTCCTGAGAGAATTCAAGCTTCTCGACGTTGAAAGCCCTTTGAATTATGGCGAATTCGCTAGGGCCGGGCAGACCTTGATGCAATTCGGTGTTGAATCAACGCGGGTATCTCAGCACCTTGAGCGGCTAGCGGCGATCAGCCTTGGAAATCGCGACAAGTTTCAAAGCCTCTCCCTAGCCTTTGGGCAGACCCAAGCGGCGGGCCGATGGGTCAAGAAGTCTTGCAGATGATTAACAGCGGGTTCAATCCGCTGCAAGAGATCAGCCGGACCACTGGTATCAGCATGGTCGAGCTAAAGAAGCGAATGGAGGACGGGCAGATATCCGCTGAGATGGTGGCCAAGGCATTCCAGACGGCTACATCGGAGGGCGGTCTATTCTTCGGCATGAATGAGCGGCTATCGCAATCCATGTCGGGCCAGTTCGCAAAGATGGAAAGCGAAATCAAGGCGGCAGCGATCAGCCTTGGTACTGACTTGATGCCGATGCTCAAGCAGGTCACTGGGATGCTCAGGGAGGGCATTGAAGGCGAGGGCGGCGGCGAACGCGGTATTGTCGGATTCAACATCAAGCTAGCCTCGGATGCTTACGCTTCGCTTTTTGCGGGGATCGGTACGGGCATCGAAAGCGCGTCCAAGTCGGTTCGCAATCTTGATCTAACCTCGGGCCTAGTCGGCGCGGTAATGGATGGCCTTAACGCAACGCTAGACAAGAGCCAAGAAATCAAAGACGCGGAACTAGACCGGGAAGCGGCGTTGATTAGGGCGGCCAATCAAGAGGGCGAAATAGCCAAAAAGAAAGCCGAGCAAGTCGAGCAATCGAAGCGGCTTGCTGAGGCTGAAATGGAGCGAACCCGGGCAGAGAATCTTCGAGTAAACACGCTCAAGTCTGATATCGAATTCCAAAAGAAGGCTTTTGGCGACCTATCCAAGCTTCGCGAAGAATACGACAAGCTCACACTAGGCAACGATGAAGCAAGGCGGCAAAAGCAATCCCGCGACGGGTACAAGCAGCAGGACCTCGAGCGATTCGAGAACATGCAAAAGATGGTTGATGCCGAAAAGCAACGTAAAGACGCGATGAGCGAATCGGCAGCGATCGAAAAAGAAATGATGAGCGATAAGCAAAAAGCTACGGCGGAAATCCAAAGGCTACGGGCTTTGTTTGCCCAATTGACACCTGAGCAGCAAGCCGGATCGATGGGGCAAGCGAACATTGCCAAGCAGGCTCAGGTCCAGCAGAAGCTATCCGACCCGGCATCGGACATCGCCAAAAACATCGCCCCTGCCTTGAAAGCCGGATCCAAAGAGGCTTTCGCGTTCCTGCTTAACCAGCGAACCGACGCAGCGGAAAAAGCAGAGCGGAAAAAGTACCAGGATCAAATGCTAGTTGAGGCTCGAAAGGCCAACGAACTTGCATTGACGGCACCAAGACTAGCGGGGGCAAGGTAATGGCTAACGAATTGGTCGGCGCGGAACTTCGCAAGGGGTCCGGCTTTGCTCGCAAGGGACAAGGCTTTCAACTCATCCTCGGCGAAACCTGGAACTATCGAGTAAAGACCGATCAGGTTACATCCAACCGTCAGAGCATCCTCTACGATACGCCTGGACTCCCTCGGGCCGGATTGCTCTACGGGCCACTAGGCTTGATTTGCGATAGCGTGGACTGCGATCGAGAGGAAAAGCACGCTCTTTACTGGCTAGTCACGGCTCGATTCCAGACAGGGACCGAAGAACAGAAACAAAACAGCGAAGCCAATCCAGACCCGGCAACTTGGATCCCGATTTTCAAAATCGATTCATTCGTGACGAAAGAAAAGGTTCTTGCTAAGGATCGATCGACGCCAGCTAAATACCCGGTCAATTCAGCCGGTACTCCTTTCGATCAACCGCTGACGGATACATCGAGTTTTTGCCAATTTTCCTTCGTTCAGTTCGATGACCCAGGGCTGAAGCTCAAGGACTTTCTCGACCGAAACGACATTGTAAATAAATCGGCGTTCACGGCACTAGGCCAGACCTTTGCAGCTAGAACCCTACTCCTAGAGGTCCAAGAGGCTGAATTAGGCTCGTATGCGGGCTATGCGGCGTGGCGGGCGAAGTACAAAGTCACTTACGACCCAGACACGCACGATGAAAAGCGGGCCGACATTGGGCCGTTCTACAAGTCGGGCGGGCAGACGCTTCGGTACATGGACTCGACCAACACTTTCCCGATGATAGGGGCCTTGAACGGATCAGGGGCAAAAGCGACCGACCCAGCCGAGTTGGTTTTTCGGTGCAAGAAGGAAGTCGAATTTAACACCATTATCAGGACTTCCTAAATGGCCGACACAACGCTTTACGCTTTCAACAATGCCGACAGCCAAGCCTTGCTTGGTATGATCGGAGCGACGAAGCCAAGCGGCTCTATTAGTTCGGATTTGGTATCGACTGCCGATACAATCCTGGCGGTTGCTACGTCGACAATCACAGCCATAGCAGGAACCACCTTGGGCGTAGGCACGGCGAGGGCCAAGCAAATTTCAGATGCCAGGGTGCTGTCGGATTTGTACGCTACAGACATCGAGGTTTTGAACGCTGGATCGGCTGTTGCTAATGGGGCAATGCTAAAGTGCTTTCGGGTCGGGAATCGATGGCTAGCCGTGGAGATTTGCTAAATGGGAACAATGGGAAATTGCTGTTGCGAAAACTGTTGCTTGACAGACGCGGAAATACCTTTTAGTACTGTCAAGCTAAAGACCCCATACGAAAACTGCAACGGAAGTTCG